AGATATCCAGTTATAGCTTCCTCTACCTCTTGATCTCCAGGTTTAAATGTCCCTTTCTTTGCTTCAAATATTCTGTATCTTCTTCTTAAATATTTGTTAAAATTCTTTTCAAACTCATTTTTTATTACGTTGTAAGCCTCTTCACCTGTTTTACCTTTGAATCTACCTGTTGTTATAGCATCCATCTTTCTTAAATTAGTAAGAACATCACTTTTTAAAACATCTTTACTTAATTTTGTTAAATGGTCTCTAGCCGCTTTTATTTCTGTTCTCTTTGAAGCAGGAATAGAGGCATATTCTTCTATGTTTTTACCAGATGTCATAAAGTCAAAAACATTGTCATAGAAACTCTGTCTTGTAAGACCAGATGCTTGGTCTCCTAGTTGTTCATTAAACTCTTTTATAACTTTGTCTAAATCTTGTTCTATTCTATTGAAGTTTAGTGTAGCAGTTCTTAACTCTTCTCCAGTTTGCAAAGGTATGTTTGCTCTAAAATCTGCAACATCTTGAGGTAAAACCCCTCTATATCCTACTGCTCTGTTTATGCCAACAATCATATTATCTGCTAAAGAAGCCTCATCTGCTCTAAACACAACTCTCTCTTCAGCATCTTTAATAATCTTCTGGCCTGCTTCTATTGGTTTTTTAAGTGTTTCTGCAACTTTACTAACAACATTACCGACAGGTTCACTTAACCCAGTTGTGTCTCCTACCACTCTTGTTAATGCAGTTGTTCCTTTTAAACCTTCTCTTACTCCTTTAAAAACTGTTGGCAGACTGCCTACAATAAGACTTGTTTCTGCACCGACTTTAAATTTATTACCTATTCTTCTAAGTGCTTCATCTCTTCCATCAAGACCAACTGTTCTATCTGTCTCTGTAAAACCACCTTCAAAAAAGTCACCTATTGTAGTGATACCGTCAGTGGACACTGCTGCATCGGCAATTCCCGCGGCAGCCACTTGTTGACCTAACAATCCTACTCTTTGTGATTTAGATAAATTAGTACCAGTTCTGGCTAATTTACCAAGTTTAGATATTTTACTAACTGCACTTGCAGCTCCTAAACCTGGAACGACAAACTGTGTCACAGTCTCTGTAATTTTACCTGCTAAACCCTCTGGATCAACCCCTAGTTTCTCCCTTATTTCATCAGCAGTTTCAGTAACAGATTGTGATAGATTGGTATCGGCAGCCACATCAATAAGACTTGCACCAAGTTCTGCTATACCTTGTGGAATGGCAATGAGACCAGAGACAACACCCTCTCCAAACTCTTGAAATCCACCTTCGTAAGTCGGAGAAACAGTTTCTTCTTCTTTAATATCGGAGCCAATAACTTTATTTAAATCAATTTTTTCTTCTTTAATATCAGATGCGAAAAGATCGTTTAAGTTAATCTTTTTTTCTGTCTCTTCTACTTCTTGATTGTTTGAAGGAAAAAGATTGTTCAGATTAATTTCTGCCATATTAATCTCCTTTATCCTTTTTGTATGGTTCCACCAGGTCCTACAATAAATTTATTTCCAGTGCCAGTATATGGTTTACCATCTGATCCTAACGCAGTTCCTTCTTCATAGTTTGGTAATCCCAAAGAAGATAAAGTATTTCCTCCTTGAGCAGGCGCTTCATTATATAACCCTAACTGTTTTAATTCTTGTTTATGAAGTTCTTGGAATTTTGAGTTATTCAATGTGCTTTCTAAAGCTTTTTCCACGGAGATACCATCTTTAACTTGAGCTTCTACTATTCCAAATAAACTACCTTTTAAGGTTTCAGAACCAGTTAAAACACGAGCTTTCGCAAACTTTGAGCCTTGTTCTGCTGCGAAATCAATTAATTCCTTATCTTTAAGTCCTTTTTTCTTTCCTTCCATGAGACCTAGTACATATCCTTTAGGCATATTAGAAAGCATGGTTTTTTCTAATTCTAGTTCTTTATTCAACTTAAACATGTTTTCTGCGTGTTGTTCTTTACTTATTTGTTGAAATTTTAATTGATCTGCTGATGCTTGTATATTAGCTAAAGTTATTTTTTCTTTAGTTTCTATATCCATGATTTTCATATTCATGCTTTGTTGTAATCTTTCTCCATGCATTTTATAATCTATCTTTTTTAACCCTAAAGAATGAAGATTAGACTTATCTTGCATTAAGACTTGAAAATTCATTTTAGCAGCATCTCGTTTTATAGCTGCTGCATCTTGCATTTTAAACAAGGATATGTCGTGCTTTTGATCTATCTTTTTAATTTCTTTTTGATTTTTAAAATCTGTTTCTTTGTTCTCTCTTCGTAAAGTTTCTGAAACAACTAATGATGCTATTTTATCTTTTCTTTCTTGTTCTTTTGCGACTTGTTTGCCTACCTCGTCCATTTGTTGAATAGCACCTTTGGCTATATTTGTTATGGCATTTGGACTTTCACCAGCAGCTATTCTTAATCCAAGCATAACTAAGTTCATAGCTTTTAGATCACCCTCTAAACCTATATCTTTTCCATATAAATTACTGATTCTTTCCCTTAAAGCTTTGTCTTTGTCTTCTTGCGACATTTCTTTTACGCTCTCTACAGTCGCTCCTCCAGAGGCTATTAAATTAGCTTCTGTTGCTTTATTAATATCATTATTTTTTATGCTTTGTGATATTAGATTATTTATTTTTTTGTTAGCAGCTATGTTTTCTGATGAACCTGGAGTATTTTTAACTATCATTTTATTTAAATCAACAATACCACTATTAATATCAGTATTGTCATTTGTTACGTTAGAAGATAATGAACCATCATTTTTCTTTTTAGTTATTACTCCTAATCCATAATCTTTATTTCCTATATCTGGCTTTATGACTTTTTGTTTTTTATCTTCTGTTTTATTTTCTACCTCCTCCGTGAAATCTCTTACACCTGGTTCATCTTCACCAATTATAGAAAGTTCTTCTGATCTTTGTGCCTCTACATCTGTTTCAACAGCTTTTTGTGCCTTATCTAAGATATTTTTTATAGATGTGTTTATAGTTGTAGTATCATCACTAGTAACAACACCTAGGTTTTGTTTTGATATGTCACCACCTTCTACTTGAAGTTGATCAATAGGAATTTTTTTGTCAAAAGGTCCCACTTGTCTTCCAAATGCACTTTCTGTTTGTGCCAACTGCTCTAATGCAGTTTTACCCAAACGAGTTCTGTCTTTTCCAAATATATCTATTCTTCCACTTTGATAGTCTGCACCAGTTGGAGATAAATTTACTCTTGAAGCAGGTACTGTTTCATATCCACCAAAAGGTGTTTGTCTGTTTTTCCCTAGAACTAAATTAAGCTGATTCATATAGTTAACACTTGCTCCAGTTTGTGCCTTAATAGGATTACCACTTAACATTGCTTTTTGAGCTGAAGTCATTAACTCTGGAGATGAGGCAAGAATACCTGTGGGCTGTTTGGAAACACCACCTTTACGAAACATTTTTCTATTGTATACAGTCATATTATCCCATTCCCATTAGTTTTTGAAAACTGCCTGCTTGTCCCGCTGCACCTAGACCTGCAATACCAAGTCCTAACATTTGTGATGTTCTGCTTGGTGGTGGTGTAGTGGTAGTTGAATATGTCTGTTGCAGTGCTGGGACACCTCTAAAGATATCAGACATAAATCCTATTCTCTGGAAAGGCAGTGCTTGTTGTGCTAACTGGTTAGCTCTTGTAACATCAAGTTCTTTTTGTCCTTGTTGTTGTTGCAATCCACCAATACCTAATAATGTGTTAACATCTTGAACACCCATCTGTTGTCCTAGTTGCCCTAGACCAGCAGTCTGCATCCCTAACGAACCTACAGTTTGACCCAATTGCCCAGTTAGTTGTGCTTGTCTTAACTGTTGTTGTGCAGCTTGTTGTGCTAAGTTTTGTGCTTGTGCAAAACCTTGTGATCTTAACTGTGCACCCGTTCTTGCTTGTTGATCCATAACATCAGCGGCTATCTGTCCTTGTAATACTGCTTGTCTTGAACCACCAAATGCACCTTGTCCAGCGGCACTTGCTTGTGCCTGCAACTGTTGTTGTGCACCTTTATCTGCAATGTCTTGTTGAGTTCTTGCAATTACATCTTCTGTAAAGGGATCCATAAACTGTTGATAACTAGTTGGATCTATTCCTGCTGCGGCAACTCTTTGTTGTGCAGTTCCTAACTGCCCTATGCCTTGACCAACAGCCTCGGCTCCTTGTTGAAGAAAAGGTTGAAATGATCCCACACCTTGAGTGGCTCTTGTTATTGCATCTCTTTGTCCTTGTGAAAGTCCTGCTAACTGTTGTGCAGAAAAAGGCATCTGTGTGCCACTACCAGTTAAATCAGAAGCACTCTTAAAAATATCTGCTAAAAACTGCTCTTGAAAGGGAGCAAGTCTTACTATTTGTTCTTGTGTGGTCTGTGCCATTATGCAACCCTCTCTAGTTTAGACATCATATCATACATTCTTGCTGCACCCAAGTCCCTATCACCACCTCCAGCACCTCTTACGGCTTTGGCAGTTAATACAAATTCTCCATCAGAAAGTCTTGCTGGTACAGAGTCACTTGTTCCTGTTCCAGGACCTTCTACTTCTCCACCACTTGCAGCGAATGTAGTTGGTGTAACGCCTTGTTGTTTTCTAAGATCTTCAAAATATCTCTTTCTGTCTTCATCATCATCTAAGTCATAGGCTTTGTCATTAATTAATCCTACCCCTAATCTTGACTTACCTACTGGATCTGGTCTTCTTTGACCCATGGTTGGTTTTTCTTCTTCACCTCCAAGTGCTAATGCACCAATACCACTAGCTAACGCTAATTTGCCTACAGTGCTCTCTGGGATTAATTTACTAAGAAAAGATGCTTCTTTAACGGGGACAGATTTTACCATACTACCTCCACCAAAACTAGGTATAGCTGTTTTAGAAGTACTAACTACCTCTCTTCCAGCAAAAGGAGAACCAGAGGTGCTAAAATTAAACCCTTTTCCAAAATCTTTACCACCAATTGCATATGTAGTAGCTCCAGTTAACGCTGCATCTCTTAATGCCTCTTCTGCACTTCTACCTGCGGCAAGAGATCCTATACCAGATCCTATTGAAGCACCAAGTGGACCACCAAAATACATACCAATGGCACTACCAATTACTGGTGCCGCTTGTTTTAATGTTTTTGTGATGTTCTTAAATATGCCCATAGCTTATATTACCAATTATTTGTTATTTCTACAATCCTATATCCTTGATAACGCACTCGTTGTTACCCTAGTTTTAGATAATTCTTGAATACTCGCTACAACATGCAGTCTATTTGCAGTTGCGGCCTGCACTTTTAATACTTCTCCACTCTGTAATATTAGATCTCTTGTAAGTAACTCTACAGTTGTGTTAGCTCCTACAGCTTTGACTTTGAATAAACTAAAAGTATCACCACCACTTACAAGTGTGACTGTTATTGTATCTGCATTACCACTATCTTCTGATACTAATATGGAGTTTACAACGGCTGCATTGAAATCGGCATCACTAGGAACTGTGAACAAAGTTGTAAGATCCGTTGTGGTTAAATCTACCTTTGCGTTTGTTACACCTTGAATATATTGAGGAATACTGGTTATAAGCATTAGCGTCTACCGTCCTGTCTTATGTCTACTCTAGGTGTACCTAATTTATATTTTGTTCCCAGTGATGTGGAATCAATTCTTAATGCAAAAGATCTACCTCGTAAACGATAATTTAATTTTTCTGTAAACTGCTCTACTGGACTGGTTGCAGATCTTTGTGTTGTAACTTGTGTTGTTTCATTAAAATTAGCACCAGGATTGTTTCTTGATTTCATGGTAAACGACACATCTGGGTTAACACTTGTTGATCCAGTAAACGTAATATCTGGTATAACTTGTTTTAAAAACAAGAACTTATCGCCATCTCCTATATCTATGGCTGAAGATTCTATAAAAGATGTCATAGCAGATCCATCATCATCAAATCCAACCTCGTGGTTATATAACAATGAACTACCTGTGGCTTGTGGTAGATTTCTAATACCTCTATCAAGCCACGCATCTCTTGCTAGTGTTCCGTAATACCAAACTTTTTCTAAATAATTATAGGCAACATACTTATCTATTTGTGTACCAGCAGATGATGGATAAAACCATAATATTTCACTAAATTCAGAATTAAGTCCTACATGTACTTTATCACGCTCTGCAAAATTAAAATCTAAAAATACTTTGTCTTTTACTGTGCATGGAAGTTGTATAGTTTGACCTCCAGAATAAACATAGAACGTATCTACACCCATCCAAAACACTGCATCCTCAACAGCTATTGCAGAGAACGGACTCATAATTGTTATGTTCTTTGACAATTCTTGCAAACCAAACGTAAATGGTGGACCTATGAACTTCATGGCGTGTAGTGTTTTATTAGTGAAGACTAGTATCTGTTGTTTTGTTTCAACAGCTTGTACGAAGGTAGATCCACCACCTAACCTTAAATCACCTGCTGTATTTGTAGCAGTTGGGAAGAAATCCACTGGGTTTTCTTGTGATGAGAAACGTATCAACAATGGATCTTGTACCCCGTTTCCTTGTGTAGCAGAGGAGTTTGCACCTAATCCATCACAACCAAACACAATAACATGTCTGTCTTGATCTGATACAAGAACTTGTTTAGCTATTGTTGGCACACTTGTCTCTCCAGAGTATGTGCTTGTAGCACTAAGTTCTATAGCTCTGTTACTTAATCCATTTGTTTTATCCCAAT